TGTGTGGCTTGTGTTGACTCCTAGCGGCACACTTGCTGCCGGCACACTTGTGCTCCCTGCTGTGGCGAATTGTGTTGAGAATCAGGAGATTCTTGCGGCCAGTTCACAGACGGTTACAACACTGACTGTGAATGTGAATGGCGCGTCAATTGTTGGCGCTCCGACGACCATTGTGTCTGGAGGATTCTTTAGGCTCAAATTTGAGCCTGTGCTCAAGACTTGGTATCGTGTTGGCTAACTACTAAATTTATGGGCCTTGCTTTTCAACCTGCTTACAGCCTCGGCGTCACCGTCACGCCGAATGTCACTTCAGCTTCTGTCACTCTGGGATTCACCTCTGAATCTGTGGTGTTCACCAATCTTGGCGCCACTGTGGTCTATGTCCGTGTTGGGAATGCGGCCACCGGGGCACCAGCCACAACCTCGGGCTACCCGGTGCTGGTGGGCTCGCAGGTGAGCATTGGCAAGGATCAGGACGACGACACTGTCTCGTTCATCTCCCCTGGTGGCGCCGGTTCACTTCACATCCTCCAAGGAATTGGCCTGTGATTCGGTTCCTCTCCAGACGCCGGTCAAAGACGCCCGCTACTGTTGGAGGGGTTACACCTCCTCCTCCAGTGACGTTCACTTACCTGCGCCCTAGTGGAGTGGACACTTACAAACGCCCTGACGGCACTTCAGACTACATTAGACCCTAGTTATGCCTGACCTCACAGTTTCTTCTGACATCGACTCTTTCCTCCAGTCTGCAAGCAGGCAGGCGGCAATGGACAACCTCGCTGGCGCTACAACTTCAGGTCAATACCTGAGAGGGAATGGATCTGACGTTGTGATGTCTGCCATTCAGGCAGGAGACGTTCCTGCTTTGAATCAGAACACGACAGGAACTGCTGCGGGCCTGAGTGCTACGCTTGCTGTTGGTTCTGGCGGGACTGGGCAGACGACCTACACAGATGGACAGATTCTGATCGGAAACAGCACTGGCAACACACTGGCGAAGACCACGCTGACGGGTGGCGCAAACGTGACCATCACCAACGGTCCGGGCACAATTACAATTGCTGCTGTTGGAGGAGCACCTGCTGCTGGCACTTACCTTGAGTTTTTTGAGCATTTCCTTTCAAACACTTCACTTAGCGGAAACCTTGCATTTGCAAACACTGGAGGAGTCACTGTTATGGTTTTAACTGGCTATGGTGTGGCTTCCATGTCCACTGGAGCAGGAGCAGTAGCAAACCAACAGTCTAGGCTCACACAAGCAGGAGACTCGTCTTTGATTGGAAATTCAAGTGCGCGAGTAATTTTTAGAGCCGGTCAAAATGGAGCAACATGGTTTGATGCAACTCTGACAGGCGCAGCAAGATTTGGCTGGGGATCCTCAACCTCTGGAGAGAGTTCAAATGCAATTTACTTTCGGATTATAAACAGCCAAGCAATTGAGTTTGTAACTAAATCGACCGGGGTGGAAACTGTAACAGCCACTGGGGTTTCATTTTCAAACGGAACATTTCAAGCAATGGAAATCCTCATCAATGCTGCTGGAACTGAGGTTGTTGCAAAAATTGATGGCGCAATTGTTGCAACGCACATAACAAACATACCGACAGCGAGAATGTTCTTTCTTTCGCACATCACCCGTGTCAGCGCAACCGGCACCGCAGTGCTGATGAATATGGACTTTATTTACTCCAAAATTACTCCTGTAACGCCTTACTTCTAACCAATGACTACAATTTACCGCATTGTTCACCAATTTGGTTGGGTTGAGTTTTTAGACCAAGCAGAGGCAGAGGCATATCGCAACGAGCGCCATGCTGGCTGCGAGATCCAAGAACTTCAAAGAGACTTGTCTGAAGATGCCTCGTAAATCCACCTCCCTATCCGTTGGCCGCGGCGAGAAGCTACCTGTCTCCAAAGGGGCCGGGCTAACCGCCAAAGGTCGCGCCAAGCTAAACAATGCTACCGGCAGCAACCTTAAGGCTCCTGCTCCTAATCCAAAGACCAAGGCAGACGAAGGGCGCAAGAAGTCTTTCTGTGCTCGTATGGGCGGGATGCCCGGTCCAATGAAGGACGAGAAGGGCAATCCTACTCGCAAGGCTGCTTCACTTAAACGCTGGAACTGCAAATGAAAGACGGACTCTATTCTAACATCGCAGCTAAACGCGAACGTATCGAAGCCGGCAGCAAGGAGAAGATGCGCAAGCCGGGTTCCAAGGGGGCGCCAACCGCTGCCGCATTTAAGGCTTCTGCTAAGACCGCCAAGAAGAAGTAATGCAAGTCCCTATCCTCAACGGTATTTACACGAGCACCGCTGGGGATTTCCGCGTGGAATACCCGCGCAACATGGTTCCTGTCATACTCAAGTCAGGGATCTCTGATGGCTACTTCCGTCCCGCTGATGGAATCGTAAGCCTAGGCACTGGTCCCGGGATCAACCGCGGTGGGATTGAGTGGCAAGGACTGCTGTACCGCGTGATGGGCACTAATCTGGTGTCAATCTCTAGTACTAACATCGTCACTGTCATAGGCAATGTGGGTGGCACGGGACAGGTTACGTTTGATTACTCCTTTGACTATCTCGCCATAGCATCAAACGGAAACCTGTTCCTCTATCGTCCAAGCACAGGGCTGCAACAGGTGACAGATCCCGATTTGGGAACTGTTGTCGATGTCGTCTGGGTGGATGGCTACTTCATGACGACTGACGGAGAGTTCTTGATCGTCACGGAACTGAATGATCCGTTCTCAGTGAATCCGCTCAAGTACGGTTCATCTGAAGCTGATCCTGACCCTATCGTGGCCCTCCTGAAGGTCCGCAACGAGGTCTATGCGCTCAACAGGAACACTATCGAAGTGTTTGACAACGTGGGTGGGCAGTTGTTTCCGTTTCAGCGCGTAGAAGGTGCCCAGATCCAGCGCGGTGCAATCGGCACTCATGCCTGCTGCGTGTTCATGGAGTCCATCGCGTTCATTGGTGGCGGCCGGAACGAGGCACCTTCAGTTTGGCTGATCTCCGGCAGCAACGCAGAACGGATTGCAACCAGGGAGATTGACCAACTGCTTACTGAATTTACAGAGGAAGAGTTGTCTAACGTGCTTGTTGAGGCCCGCGTAGATAAGGGCTATAGACAACTGTATATCCATCTGCCCAATCAGACGCTCGTGTTTGACGCGGCTGCGACTACTGGTGCCGGCGCCCCGGTCTGGTTTACGCTGGCAACTAGCATCGTAGGGGACGCCCAGTATCGCGCTCGCAACTTGGTTTGGACCTATAACCGCTGGAACGTGGGAGACCCGGCAAGCACTGCGTTTGGCTACCTGTCTGAGTCTTTATCGTCACACTGGGGTGTGTTGAATGGCTGGGAGTTTGCGACCATTATCCTGTACAACGAAAGCAGGGGCCTCGTCTTCCATGAGCTGGAACTTATCGCCCTCACCGGCAACTCAATCTTTGGCGCTGATCCCAGCATCTGGACATCGTACACCGAGGACGGTTTAACTTGGGGACAGGAACGAGTCTGCAAGGCCGGCATGACCGGCGTGCGCGGCAAACGGTTGTCATGGCTCCGGCAGGGTCGTATGCGCCAGTGGAGAGCGCAGAAGTTCCGTGGCACCAGCGACGCCCAGCTTTCTGTGGCTAGACTTGAAGCCAGAGTTGAACCGCTTGCAGTATGACCGGACCATTTAAGATCACGCGAAACGAACTGGCCCAGTTCCTCCCGTCGCAACGTGCGATCCGGGCTTTTGAACAATTATTCGACCTGATCCCTTCTAGTCTGGACTCAAACACGACTCTAATTGAGGAAGCCTCGATAAACGCACAGAATGCCGATTCTAGGGCTCAGGAGGCCGTCTCGGCTATCGTGAGGTTGGCTGACGCAGTAGAGTTGCTTGCGTTGGCTCCTGTGAGGTCGCCAGAAAATCAGAACGTAGACATTTCTCCTCCATTTGTGCAGTTCACTGCACAGGCAGACATTTTGCCACCGGCCACACCTGAAGTGCGCAGAAAACGCTACGGAGCGTTTTATGACACGCAAACTCAGAACGCTGCTGTCATCAACACGGCGTATCCGATGACGCTGAATACGACTGCCCTTTCTTTTGGCGTGTACACCGGCACTCCCAATAGTCGTGTTTACGTTGACACGGAAGGCATTTATAACTTTCAGTTTTCAGCACAGCTTCACAAAACGGCTGGTGGAGTTGGCGCTATTTATATTTGGGCTAGAGTCAACGGCGTTGACATTCCAGACAGCGCAACTAAGATGCGTATTCAAGGCAACAATGCAGAGACGGCTGCTGCTTGGAACTTTGTTCTACCAATTAACGCAGGAGATTACTTCGAGTTGGTTTGGAGCACAGATGACACGAGTTGTGAGATATTAGCACTGCCGGCCAGCGCACCAGTTCCTGCTCTTCCTTCGTTAATTCTTACAGTCACAGACAACATCTCTTAATTATGGCTGTTACAGTCAAAAACATCGTTCCTCCTAAGCAGCTTGAGAACACTCAGACTGCGCAGTACACCGCTGTCAACTGCAAGACCATTATTGACAAGGCGACTGTGACGAACACGAACACTGTCAATGTGACGTTGAGCGTCAACCTGATCGTGTCTAGTGGTTCTGCCGGCAACTCTAACCTGATCGTCAAGACCCGTTCGATTGTCCCTGGGGAGACTTATCTGTGCCCTGAACTGGTTGGGCAGGTGCTTGAGTCTGGTGGGTTTATCTCGACGCTCGCTGGTACGGCTACGTCGCTGACGTTTACAGCCTCTGGGAGGGAGATCACCTAGTATGTTTACTGGTGGAGTAATTACATTTCAACGAGAACGCTTTACAGAGCGACTCGAAGAGGAATTGCTGCCACTTGCCAATCAGCACAACCAAGAAATTGGCGGCGTTGTTTCAGATGTGATCGTTAAAATTCCTCGTGAAATGTACGAGCACCTTGAAGCTAACGGTCTTCTTAGAATTTATACAATTAGAGAAAATGGAGAGTTAAAGGGGTACAACAATTTTGCTGTAATTATTCATCCCGAATACGCTCATTTGACTGCGCAACATGACGCAATGTTTGTTCATCCAAGCGCAAGAAATGGATTTAATGCAATTAAGTTTTTAAGGTGGTGTGACGAGCAGCTAAAGCAAGATGGCGTTCTTTTTGTGACACAAAACGTAACTGTTGAAAAAGATTATAGCGCAATTCTAAAAAGACTTGGCTACAAGCCTTCTGAAACAATTTACATCAAACGACTTAATTAAATATGGCAATCGCAACAGGAACTGCAATTCTGGTGGCTGGCGCATTGGGGGCTGGAACTTCAGCTTTATCAGCAAGCAAAGGAGCCTCTGCTTCAGAATCTGCTGCAAACACACAGGCTGCGGCACAAGGACGGGCGATTGATGAACAGCGCAGGCAGTTTGACACAATTAGAGAACTGCTGGCTCCTTACACTGAGGCAGGCAAGCCTGATCTAACGCAGCCATATGTTCAGGCTGGACCTGGTGCGCTACAGGCCATGCAGGGACTCGCTGGACTTCGTGGCGCTGGTGAACAGCAAGCTGCCATCAATCAGATCCAGCAGTCTGCGCAGTTCCAAGAACTTGCCCGTCAAGGCGAACAGGGTATCCTTCAGAACGCAGCGGCTACTGGTGGTCTTCGGGGTGGGAATGTGCAGGCTGCACTCTCGCAGTTCCGTCCTGCTCTTTTGAATCAGCTTATCGAGTCGCAGTATGGCAAGCTGGCTGGGCTTACAAGCCTTGGATCGACTTCTGCTCAGAACCTGCTTGGCGTTGGTCAGGCATCAGCAGCCGGCACAGCAGCGGCAGGACAGCAGTCTGCGCAGAACATTGGTAACTTGATGGTTGGTCAAGGACAGGCACAAGCCGCTGGTCAGATTGGTGCTGCCAACGCTTTCGCACAGGGAGCCAGTGGCATCACCGGTGCTATCGGTGGGGGCGTGCAGAACTATATGTTGTTGAATGCGCTCAATAAGGGTGGCTTTGGAGGCGGCAGCTTATTTGGAAACACAGCAACAAATTGGTCGCAACCAGTTGGTGGTTTTGAGCAAACATTTGGCGCTAACACATCACCTGAAGGTTATTAATTTTTATGGCCGGACCTTACGACTACACAGTTAATATCCCGCAGCCCCCGGCTCAGAACTTCCTTCAGAGCCTGCTTGGCATCCAGCAGCTCAAGCAGATGCAGGAGCAGAGCGCGATCTCGCAGCAACAGGCAGGCATTCAAGCCCAGCAGGCCCAGTTTGCGCAGCAGATGCAGCCGCTTCAAATGCAGCAAATCGAGGAACAGATGAAGGCCTCGCGAGCACAGCAGGGGCTTATTGGAGTTCAAACTCAAGGCGCAAAACTTGCAGTTGAAGAACGTCAGCTTTCTTTTGATCAGCAGAAGCAGGTACGATCTGCGATTAAGGCATTCAACGACAATCCAGACACAGGCATTGTTGAACTTGCTAAGGTTGCTCCGTACATGGATGACAATGCTAGAGCAGGCATAGCTAAAAGCGTCCCATTTTACATGGGGCAGCAGATTGATAAAGCCCTTGCATCTGATCAAGAGATCACTCCTGAACAGTACCAAAAATGGTCAAACGCATTGACGTTGCTACCAACAGCAGAACAGCAACAGGCTCGGAATTCCATCTTGTCAATGCCTCAGAACCTTCAGACGTTTACAAAGTCTGGAGTAATTGGAATTACAAATGCATCCTTAAATGGGGACAGAGAGGCAGCAGTGCTTGCTTCAGACGAGGCTGCAAAAGCTCTTTACAACTCAAACCATCCAGCAGCACGAGTCACAGCCGGGCTATTTGACAAGCTGACAAATCAGCTTAAAGACGAAAGTATTGACCTTAGGAAGGTTCCTATTTCAGCGTTGAACGTAGCAACTCTGATTCAAGATAAAGCATTTCAAGGTGCTTTGATTGATACACTCAAAGAATCTGAAGCCATCCAAAAAGCTACTACTGAGAAGCCGCTTCCTGCTTCGATCATTAAAGATAATCTTGCCATTCAGAAAAAGGTAACTGCGGCAGAAGATCAGTCTGAAAAACTTACTCAAGCGGCAGAGGCAATGAAGGGAATGCCTTCAAGAAATGCTGCCGCAGAGTGGTGGATTAACACGGCTCCAAAACTTGGGTTTGGAGAAGACCCAGAAATTGCAATCCGCAATAACGCTGCACAGTTGTCTGGACTTGGAATGCTAGGGCAAGAAAGTGCAGCAATGGGTGGAGCAATCCGAAGCAATGTTCAATTTCAATATGCAACAAAAGCTCTCCCAAGTGCTTGGAGTTCACCACAAGAACTAGTTAAACGACTGGAAGCGCAAGCAGAAGTGCAAAGTAGACTTGCTAAGCTGATGCAGGTTGATGCTGAGTGGAACACTACTTTTCGTGCAAATCCAAAGGCATCAAAGTCTGCACAAATCATGGGAAGAGATGTCGAGTCTGGCACGACAATCTTTAAGTTTAAGGAAGAACTTACAAAAGAGCTTTTCCCATCTAACGAAAAGCGTGGTGGACCTATGCAACCCAGCAAACAGACGCCAGCACCTGCTCGCCGTGGAGGAGTTTACAAGACTACCATTGGTGGACAACCAGCAACCGTTGAATCTGAATAACACATGCCAAAATTCACGGTTACAGTAGCTGGTCAGCGATACAAGGTTGACGCTGGAGACGCACAGATGGCGGCAGATGCCGTATCTGAAATGCTAAGTCAGCAGCCAAGTGCTCAAGAGCCTATTGCTGCCCAAGGCGTTCCCGTCGAGTCTGGCACGATGCTGGCAACGCCCATGGAAGGCGGTGGACAGCCTGCGCCAGAGATGCAAGGCCCACCAGCGCCTCCTGAGGCTATGGCACAGCCCGGACTGCCTACACAAGGCCTTCCTATGCCTCCAGCAATGGAGCAGCCACAGCAAATGCCTCCTGTCAATCAGGCGCCTCCTGCTGATTCGCTGAACACTGTCCAGCGAGCATTTGCTGGTGATGCTAGTGCGATTGCTGATGTTGCCCTTGGATCTGCAATGGCTGGACAGGAACGTGAGCAGAACCTGGCTGCCGCTGCTTTGCGTGGAGTCGCACCTACAGCCGCTGGTGCTGGTGCTGGTGCGTTGCTTGGCGGGCTAATTTCGAGGTCGCCGGCGGGCGCTACTATTGGAGCTAGGGTTGGGCCAATGGCAATGGAAGGGGCAAATTTGTTGGTCTCTGGATTCAACAAGATGTTTGGCGCAAATGTTTCCACTCCAGATGAAGTGGTTCAAAACTTATTGACGCAGTACGGAGTTCCACAGCCAACCACATCGGCAGAACAGTTGACAGAGGCTGCTGCAAAAGGCGCTGCTGGCACATTGGGTGGCGTTGGACTTGGAAAGCAGCTTGCTACATCTGCTGCACCAATGGTTTCTAAGGTGGGACGGTTTTTAGCTGCGACTCCTGTTGGTCAGACTGTAGCAGGAGCTACCGGCGCACTTGCTAGTGAAACAGCAAGGCCGGAGGGTGTTGGAGTTGGAGGGCAGCTTGCAGCCGGGCTGGCTGGTGCAATTGTACCTGGCGCACTGGTATCTGGAGTAAAAGCCATTAGTACTGGGATTAAAGAATACTTCACTCCGTCAGGGCACATTACTAAAGCATTGCAGCAAGCTGGAGGACGGGTTCCAGTTTTGAAATCAAGAGCACTGGAAGAGATTGCTAAAGCATTTGGATCAGATTCTGAATTACGGCAAGCTGCAACCACCCTTGGACTTGATGTTGAAAACATGAGTCCGGCCTTGCTGAGCAAAAATCCTCAAGCGCAATCAGTTTACTTTGGGGTTCAATCTGCCAGAGGCTCTAAAACAGGGATGCAGATCGCTTCTGATGTGCAGGCGCTTAAAGACAAGGCGTTGGATCTTGCAGAAAAATGGGGAGCTAAAGATCTCAGTGAGCTTAATGTTGAAATGCGTAGCAGCATGAAGTCAACTGTTGATGACTTACAGGCTGCGGCAAATAAAATTTACAACGAAGAACTTCCGAAGGTTATCCCCGCCAGAACTCCTGTGCCTGAGGGGCAAGCTGTTGCTTTTGCAAAAAAAAGACTTGCAGATTTTGGAGGAGACATTGAGCAGCTTACATCTTTGGATAGAAAAATCCTTTCGCTTGCCGGCAAGCCAGCACTGTCTGAAATTCCAGAAGACATAAAAAGGCAGGCTTCGTTTTTGTCTGCAAGAAATGGAACAACCATTGAGGAAGAGTTGGCCAAAATGGATCTTCCAAAAGTCGCAGCAGAGCCGAAAAATTACTTTACTTACGACGAAACAAGAAAACTTGTTGGAGCAAAAACAAGAGGAGAAACTGTTTTTTCAGATGCTGATAAAGGATTGGCAAAAGAATATTACAAGCGTTTAACTCAAGATCAGAATGCTGTAGCTGAAGCTCTAGGGCATAGGGATTTAGTTGATCAAGCAAAAGCCTTGGTGAAGCAGCGCAAGGATCTTGAAGATCAGATGATTGATCTTTTTGGAAAACAGATAGATAGAAGTTTTGTGACACGAGCAATGCGGCCTGCTTTGTCTGTGATCTCAAAGGCGGACTCAGATAAACTAGTCAATTTAATTAACAATATCCCAAAAGAGTTTAGGCAAGATGTTATTGTATCTGGCTTAACATCAATGTTTTCCAGAGCAAATGCAGACGGGGCGTTTAATCCAAAGTTGTTTGCCAACTTTATGTCTGGACTTGAGAAGAACTCGGTTGCAAAGGCGGCCATTTTCTCAAACTTGCCAGCGGAAACTAAGCAGGAAATCAACGCGCTTTCGATGCTTTCTAGAAACTATGTCAAAGGCTTAGAAGAGCGGATTCCAACAGGGGCATTATCTGAAGCATTTAAGACAACGGCCCCTTTGTTCCAAAAAATTGCAAGCTACTTTGTGACATATCAAGGTGGACTTTTTGGCATTATTGGAAATCATCTCATAAATGCAAAAACTGATGCATTGCGGGCAGCAGATGATCTTCTATCTTCTGCGCCTTTTTTGGAGATGGCAAAAACCAGTGTTGCAGACCCCAATAAGTTTGCACCGGCTGCCAGAAGGGCAACTTCATCACCTGCCTTCATTAAGTTCGCAGAGGCAGCAAATATCCCGGCAGCCGCTAGATCAACTTTCTTCGCTGAAGAACAACCTCAACAGG